GTATCGTCAGGCCAAAAGTGTGCATCACTAAATACAATTACTCGACCTTTTTCAATATCCATGCCTCTGCGAGTATGACCAGGCGTTTGCTCAATTTTTTTAGCATATGCTGGATTTTGACTTGCAAATGTATCTAATGTTATGCCAAGCTTGTTTTCTAGCGTTCTTCTTCTAGCCATTACATTACGAATGGCAATATTGTTTATTTTTGCAAATTCTGTGGGGCTGCCAATTTTATTCCAAGATTCTATCCATTGTTCATCAGTTAAATGATAACCAGCCATATAAGCCCCTTTTGATGTAAAGTAATGAAACACTATCACATAATTATATATAATCAATGACTTATGCTAAAAGAGTTGACTCAAATCATTCAATTGTTGTTAAAACACTACGGGATTTGGGGTGTTCAGTATTTGATACTAGCCGTGTTGCTGGTGGTTTCCCTGATTTGGTCGTAAGTTTTAAAAATGGTAAAACAGTATTGGTTGAAGTAAAAAGAGATGCCAAAGCTCCTTATACAAAATCTCAGGTTGAATTTTTAAAAAACTGGCAAGGCAAAGTTTGCAGAATTCATGATATTGAAGGCGCAATTAATCTCGTAAAAACTCTTGAAAAAGAGTAAAATAGTATTATTATTCGTAGTGTATTAACCCCATCTTAAAGGAAAAATCATGGGAATCATGGATTCAATGAAGGGCACTAAAGGCGCATCAGGTGAAAAGTTACCTAAAGGCGTTAATGCTTCTGATATGTCTGGCGAGCGCAAGCAAAAGCTAGTTGGTGGCGTTGCTATGGGCAAAATGGATGCAATGGGTTCACGCCCTTTGAGCCACGCTGGCAACTTTGAAGGCAAACTAGGCGAGTTGAATGACGGCAATATGGGTGAGCGTGAATGCTATTCCCATAAGCGCACTCCACACGCACAAGACGAGAAGTAATAAAACTACAGCCCATAGCTCTCGGTAAAGGGCTACAGGCTGTATAACCACAATAACTAGGTAGAGTTAGCATGGCTAATGTAATTATAACTAAAAATTACCTTCACGAGCTATTTCAGTATCGTGAGGGTAAATTGTATTGGAAAGTTGCTTTAACTGTTGATAAAAAATCAGTTCTTATAGGTTATTTTGGGGATTTAGATTTAGCTGGATTGGTAGCAAAAGAAGCAAGAATCAAACATCACGGGGAGTTTGCAAGACATGAGTAATGAAAGCTATAATTGGAAGCCAATGGCTGATAAGATAATTGTCAAGCCAGATGTTCGTGTTTTAAGCTCTGTTATTATCGTAAATAACAAAGAAGCGGAAAACATGGGAACAGTTGTTGCTGTAGGGCCTGGCAAGAAATTGTCATCCGTAAAACGAGAAGAAATGCCTATTGAAGTAGGTCAAAGAGTTCGTTTTGGCACTATGAATGACGATCCGAAAGAGGAATATTTGAAGTTTACGCCTGTGATTCACAATGGTGAGAAATGTTTAATAATGAGTTGGCAAGACATTTGCTGGTCTGAATAGGGGGAAATATGATTAAATGGATTAAAAGTTTATTTGCAAAAGAAATGCCTAAAGCAGAGTTGCCTTGGCCGTTTCCTGTTGAAGTTGTTGTAAAAAAACCACAGTTGAAAAAAGCAACCACGAGAAAGAAGAAAGAAATGGCTACTAAACCAGGTCTATACGCCAATATCCATGCCAAACAAGAGCGTATCAAGAAAGAAAAAGCAGAAGGCAAACCTGTAGAGAAGATGCGTAAAGCTGGCACTAAAGGTGCGCCTACAGCTAAAGCATTTAAAGAATCTGCAAAGACAGCGAAAAAATAATGGCTACTAAGCACGATAAACCTATTCCGCACAAGACCACGGGCAAGGGTAAAACTTACAACCCTACTGAAAAGGGTGCAGGTATGACTGCTAAAGGTAGAGCCGAATACAATGCTAAGAATGGCAGCAACCTCAAAGCTCCAGCACCTAATCCAAAGACAAAGAAGGATGAAGGTCGTAAAGCTTCATTTTGTGCAAGAATGGAAGGCGTAGTAAAGAAAGCTAAAGGCCCAGCAGAACGAGCCAAGGCATCATTGAAAAACTGGAATTGTTAAGGAGTAATCATGCCATTAAAGAAAAGCGCATCACCTAAAGCATTTAAAGAAAACATTAAGACAGAAGTAAAAGCTGGTAAACCAGTAAAACAAGCTGTGGCGATTGCATACAGCGAAAAAAGAGAAGCAGCTAAGAAAGGCAAAAAGAAATGAGCATTGAACAAAAAGTAATTAATTTCACATTAGATCAGATTAATGAACTATTAACAGAACTAGGCAAATTGCCTTATATCCATTCTGCTCATCTAATCGCAGGTATCAAACAGATTGCTGAACCACAGTTTGCAGCTAATGTTGCAGAAAAACAACAGTCTGAAGAAGCTCCCAAAGAGCCTGATACATCGTTATCATAGTGTTGTAAAAAAACCACAGTGAAAATTAAACAACGGCCTATTGAGGCATTAATTCCTTATATCAATAACAGTCGCAAACATTCCGATGAACAAGTGGCTCAAATTGCCGCCAGCATCAAAGAGTTTGGCTGGACTAATCCTATATTGGTTGATGGGGCTAATGGCCTTATTGCTGGTCATGGTAGGCTACTTGCTGCTCGCAAGCTGGGAATGGATAAAGTTCCTGTTATCGAGTTGGCTCATCTATCCAATACGCAAAAGAAAGCATTAATTATTGCTGATAATAAATTGGCATTGAATAGCGATTGGGATAATGAATTGCTTATGATTGAGCTACAAGAGCTAAATAATGAGGATTATGACCTTTCTGTTCTTGGATTCGATGCAGATGAGCTAGATGCCATGCTAAACCCAATAGAGGGTAATGAAGGATTAACAGATGAAGATGCTGTTCCTGAAGTGCCAGACGAGCCAAAAACCAAGTTAGGCGATGTATATATTCTTGGAAATCATAGACTTATGTGCGGTGATAGCACAATGTTGCATGATGTTGAAAAATTAATGGTTGGGGTTTACCCTGATTTAATACATACCGACCCACCATATGGTATGAACGCTGTTAGTAAATCATCGGTACTCAAAGCCAATTACGGCACAGATATTATGGGTGACGATAACCCCGATGTTGCTAAAGATGCGTTTAACCTGATTTATGGCCTATATCCTGATGCAAAACAAATATGGTGGGGTGCAAATTACTACTGTTCAGTATTACCTGATAGCGAATGTTGGCTTGTTTGGGATAAAAACAATGGTCAATCAGATCAAACTGATTGTGAATTGGCATGGGCCAACTTTAGAAGCGTTGTTCGTCAATTTACACAAGCATCAGAAAAGACCAATAGGGTACATCCAACACAAAAACCTGTTTCTTTAATGGAATGGATCATTAAACGTTTTAATTTGTCATCCAAGACCATTGCAGATTATTTCGGTGGATCAGGCTCAACATTAATTGCGGCTGAAAAGAATGGATTACAAGCATTTATTATGGAATTTGACCCCAAGTTTTGCGATGTAATCGTTAAGCGTTGGGAAGATTTCACAGGCAAAAAAGCCGTACTTTCGGAGTTATAAAGAGAAAATGCAAGGAAAAGAGCATATTCCATCCGACGAAAGCCGTAAATTAGTACGCAGCCTAAGTGCCGTAGGGATTAAATACGTTGATATAGCTCATAAACTAGACATAACTGATGACACGCTTAGAAAGCATTACAAAGCAGAGTTAGAGGATGGGCGCATAGATGCCAATGCTTCTATTGGTCAAACCTTGTTTCAGCAAGCTAAAAACGGCAATACATCAGCAGCTATATTTTGGTTAAAAACTAGGGCTGGCTGGAAAGAAACTAACGTAACAGAGCTAACTGGCGAAGATGGTGGCCCAATAAAAGGGCTAGAGGTGCGATTTGTCAAACCAGAATGATGTATCTACAGATATTCGGCAAGCAATTAGTGGCGTTGATTTTCCAATCAAGCTGCAGATGCTTTTCGATCCATGCAGATATAAGGTTCTTTATGGTGGTCGTGGCGGGGCTAAATCTTGGGGGATTGCTCG